CCCATCGCTTATCACCTCATGCGCCGTCACCCTGGCTCGATTGACCGCGCGCAGATGCTGATCTGGGACCGCTATCCGGCCTTCGGCACAAAAACGAAACGCCGGAACGTGATCCACCTTTTCGACAAGACCCGCCCTGGGCAAACGCGCGGCGTTCCTTACCTCACTCCCGTCATCGAAACGATCAAGCAGTTGGACCGCTACACCGAGGCCGAAGTGATGGCCGCGGTGGTCGCATCCATGCTGACCGTCTTCATCAAGACGGAAGAGGCCGAGGACGTGAGCCCGCAGTTTCCGTCGATGGTTAACGGTACCGGCTCATCCGGATCCACTGGCGCGGCCACGAACGACGAAGTGGGCCTGGCTTCCGGCGCGATCATCGAGCTTGGACCTGGTGAGGACATCACCACCGTCAATCCGAACCGGCCCAACGCGGGCTACGACCTGTTCGTGCAGTCCATCCTCCGGCAGATTGGCATCGCGCTGGGCCTGCCCTTCGAGGTCCTGATCAAGCACTTCACCGCGAGCTACTCCGCGAGCCGCGCGGCTCTGCTCGATGCGTGGCGCTTTTTTCGGAACAGACGCCAGTGGGTTGCCGATGGCTTCTGCCAGCCGATCTACGAGGCGTGGATGGATGAAGCTGTCTCCATCGGGCGAATCAAAGCGCCTGGCTACTTCTCGAAACCTGCGATCCGCGCCGCGTACCTGCAGGCGCAATGGCTGGGCGAACAGCCGATGCAAATTGATCCGGTTAAAGAAGTCGAAGCCGCGCAGAAGCGACTCGAGATCCGGGTGTCGACGCTGGCGCAGGAAACGATGCAGCTGAACGGCGGCATCTGGAGTGACAACCTCCGCCAGCAAACAAAAGAACGCGACGCCGCGGTCAAAGCTGGCCTCATCACCAGCAGCACGCAGGTGGTCCCGCCGATGCAGCGCGAGACGATTACCACAGCCGAGGAAACGATCCCCGACTCCCAAGGAAACAAGGAACAAGTTCCTGCAGCGCAACCAGGCGGCGGAGGTGCTTCTCCGGCACTGCCCTCAAAACAAGCGCCGCAGAAGCCGGGCCAGGGGCCAGCAAAACCAGCGACACCGAACACCCCCCCAGCTGGCCCTGCCCCGGCGAGAAACGCCGCATCCGCGAGTGCTCCCGTAGCGGACGGCACGATTGGCGATCTGCAAACCCCGCCCCCCAAGGAGAAGAAAGGCAATGAAGGGACTGACAGTGTCGCGCCCCGCAAAAGAAAAAAGGCCGCGGGTTCTAAGAGCAAACCCGGCAAGAGTTCACCGTCCGACACGGAACAAAACGATGAGTCCGAGGAAGATGTAGAGGACGAGGAAGAGGACGAAACCAAAGGCGACAAAGAGGACGAGCGCAAACCATGAACATCATCGACGTTCTGAATTCCCCCTGGGCTCTCCCTTCTGAAAAGTACGCGGAGATCCGCGCCCTCTACGAACGCCACGCGCATGGCGACAAGGTTGATATCGCCGCGCTGGAAGCGCAGCTGGGCAGGCCGATGGACAAACAGTACCGGGCGCTGGAAGTGGTCGACGGTGTCGGCATCCTCACCATCGACGGCCTCATGGCGAAGCGGATGAACCTAATGGCTGCGATCAGCGGCGGGACATCGACGCAGCTTTTGCAGCGCGACTTCGGTCTTGCCATGTCCGACCCCGAGGTCCACTCCATTCTGCTGGTGATCGATTCGCCTGGTGGTGAGGTCAGCGGCACGCAAGAGTTCTGCAACCAGATCTTCGAGGCGCGCGGGATAAAGCCCATCGTCGCTGTGTGCGAGGGCACGATGGCCAGCGCCGCGTACTGGATCGCGTCCTCTGCTGACGAAATGTACATCAGCAGCGGCACCGCCCAGGTGGGTTCCATCGGCGTCGTCGCGTCGCACACCGATATGTCGAAGGCGGAAGCGAACCGCGGTGTGAAGATCACCGAGATCGCAGCCGGCAAGTATAAGCGCGTCGCGAGCGAGCACGAGCCGCTCTCCGCTGAAGGACACGACGTGCTGAAGGACCAAGTGGATCAGATCTACACCGTCTTCGTGGATGATGTGGCTCGCAACCGCGGAGTGAGTTCTGAAAAAGTTTTGTCGGAGATGGCGGACGGCCGTATTTTCATCGGCCAGAAGGCTATCGATGCGGGGCTGGTGGACGGCAAGAGGACGACCCAACAGGCCCTGCAGAAGTTGAAAGACGACCGGCAGCAATTGCTGTACCCAAAACGCAGCGCCTCTGCGCTGAATCCAGGAGGTTCGACGATGTCTATACCCGCTACACCAACCGCCGTCCTGCCAGCCGACGTTGAGGCCATGCGTACCCAGGCCAAGGCCGAAGGCTTTAAAGCAGGCGCGGAAGCCGAGCGCGCACGAATCCAGGCCGTAGAAGAGCAGCTGATGCCGGGTCACGAAGAACTGGTAGCCAAGCTGAAGTTCGACGGCAAAACCACGGGAGAGCAAGCTGCTGTTCAGATCCTCGCAGCCGAAAAGAAAAAACTCGGAGGCATCGCCGCCGATCTGAAGACCGATGCTCCAAAGACGGCTCCCAACTCGCCCGCTGAGGACCAGGCGCGCAGCGGCGTACAGAAGATCGACGCCACGATGTCGCAGGAGCAGGTGACCGCGGTCGCCAAGGAGAACTGGCTGAAGAACCCGAAGCTGCACCGCGAGTTCACCAGCGAGGCTGCTTACACCGCGTTCTGCAAAGCGGAGGCGTCCGGGCGGGTCCGCATTCTCAACAAGAAACCGGCGTAGTAGTCAGCGAGCACCAGCTTCACAAATTCAGAACAGGAGGAAAGGCAAATGCCGCAAGACAATCCCGTACAGGGCGCGCTGACCGCCGATTGCGTCAGAAACTGGGAACTGGGAAACATAGTTGAGTATCCCATTGATGCCAACGTGTGCATCTTTCAAGGCTCGCCGGTCATCGTCGACGGCGTCACCACAGGCTTCGCCAATCTGCCGGAGACGGCAGGAGGCGCGGGCACGTTCGTAGGTTTTTCATTCCACCGGCGTGACAACCGCGTGGGCGCGGCTCAGTTCGTGGGCGATGCGCCAGGCTCCGGCCTCGCGGGTGCGCTCCGCATTCGCGTCAATGACAAGGGCAAAGTCGTGCTGTGGGTTGCGGGTTCGCCGACGAAAATCGGCGCGCTCGTTTATTGCGCGACCAGCGACACTTTCTCGGTCACGAAACCGGCCTCAGGCGCAGCTTACATCGTGGGCCGCATCGCTGAGTTCACCCAGGACGCGGTGACCAACTCTCTCACTCGTTGCGTGGTGGAGTACAACGCGTTCGCTGCTGACCTGCTCTCGGATATGTCCGAAGTGTCAGCGCCTGTAGCTTATGCCGCGAGCGGCGCTATTGCCCCTCCGACGCAGCCATTCACCGACGTGCTGATCACCAAGGCGGGGGTCGCAGTCATGACCCTGGCTCTGCCCGTGTCGGGAACGGACGACGGGAAGCGTATGCGCATCACGTCGAACACTGCCTTTGCTCACACGGTCACGACTCCGGCCAGCGGTTACAACGGGGCGCTTCATATCGCCACGTATGCCGCAGCGGTTGGAAACAACGTGCTCCTGGAGGCTCAAGCAGGAACTTGGAACGTGATCGAGAACCTGGGCGTCACGCTGTCGTAGTCAGTTTCAGAACGCGGCCCTGGGCAACCGGGGCCGCGTGCAAGTTCTGTTCGAAGCAGCAAAAACTTTTTCAGACGAGGTGAACACTGTGGCACCAAATGGAACGATTTCTGATCTGGGCAGCCGCTCAATCATCGGCGAGTTTTACGCCGCGCTCGAACAGGACATAGGAAATTCGTGGGTACCGGGAACGTCCAACCTGTTCGAATCCAACCAAGAATCCGAGACCTACCGCTGGCTCGGAATGACCCCCGCGATGCGCGAGTGGATTGGCGGACGCCAGGCCAAGGGCTTCAGCATCAACGGTCTGACCATCGCTAACAAGACTTACGAGGCGACGCTGGAGATCCTTCTGGACGACATGCGTCGCGACAAGACCGGGCAGATCATAGCCCGCGTGCGCGAACTTGCGACCCGCGCAAACTCGCACTGGGCAAAGCTCCTCACCGCCCTGCTCATCGCAGGGCCGACCAGCATTTGCTATGACGGCGCTTTCTTTTTCGACACGGCGCACATCACCGACTCCGGTCCTGCAGGGGCGCAGTCGAACAAGCTTGCTCCGGCGATGGCCGGGTCGATTCCGACCGCGGGTGAAATGGAGACTGCGATCCTCACTGCGGTCCAGGAGATGGCCGGATTCGTCGACGACCAGGGCGAGCCGATCAACGAAAACGCCCGCGAGTACCTGGTGATGGTAGGGCCGCAGCTGTTCCAACCAGCCGCAGCCGCTCTAAAGAACCCCATCATCATCGACGGTGGAACCTCGCGCACCAACACCATCGTTAACGTGGGCGGCTATGGGTTCGACCTTGCGGTCAACGCGCGCCTGCTCTCGCTCGGAAACTCGTTTTACACCTTCCGCACCGACTCGGCGACGCGCTCGCTGATTCGCCAGGAGGAAGTGCCGATCACCGTCGACGCCATCGCCGAAGGTTCGGAGCTTGAGTTCAAGGAGCGCAAGCACCAGTACGGTGTGACCGCGCTAAGAAATGTGGGGTACGGCTACTGGCAGCGCGCCGTGCTCAGCGTTTTCGCATAGAGGATTCCAAAAGAAGGCGGCGCTTGTTGCGTTTCTAGGAACGCAGGGAGCGCCGCCATACAAGTTCAGCGGAGGGGGCAACATGAAGGTACTTGTCACAGCACAGGCTCTGATTCTCATGCCCGGCATCGTGGTGCGCCTCAACGAGGAAGAGGCGCGCGACCGGAAGCATTGCATGCAGCCGCTCGGCGGTGGCCTCTACAAAGCCACGCTCGAAAACCATTTTAAGAGGAACCAGGTGGTGGAGTTCGAGGGCGAAGTCCCGAAGCAGTACATCAACAGCTGCGAACCCATCGACGCTGACGGGAGGGTCCTTCCCCCGGCACCACCAGGAGCCGGAACCGCCCCATCGCCCACGCCTGCGCCAGCTGTCACGGGGATTGACTCCGCGCGTCCATCGAAGCCACGGCTGGATCTGGACGGAATGACCAAGGCTCAGCTGATCGAGTTTGCGGAGCAGCGCCACGTCAACGTCGACGCTGGGATGAACAAATCTCAAATCGTCGCTGTTCTGAAAAAGAAGCTTAGAACCGACGCAGCGTAAAACGCCGTGACTGTCTATTGGAACGACGACGATATCCCGAGCATGCTCGCCGACTCACCCAACGTGATGACGGCGACGCCGGTGAGCGGTCCTCCGGTGATCGGGCCTTGTCTGTTCCTGGAGTCCGACGAGTTGAAGCTGGACAGCCCCGGCAGCGCTCCTCTGGTGATGCGCCTGGTCCGAGTCTTCGTGCAGACGACGCTGTTCGGATT